TGAAAAGTTTTTTTAATTTTTGGTGGTGTTGAAGCCAATGAGAGAGAAGCAATAAGAGGAATAGTAGAAAAAGAAAAAGATGCCATTATTGTTGCAAGTTATGGTACATTTAGTACTGGTGTTAATATTAAAAATTTACACAACATTATTTTTGCTAGTCCTTCTAAAAGTAGAATAAGAAATTTACAAAGTATAGGTCGTGGTTTAAGATTAGGTGATAATAAAGTTAATGCTACCTTATATGATATAGCAGATGATTTAACTTATAAATCTAAAGAAAACTTTACAATAAAACATTTTCAAGAAAGGATAAACATCTATACAGAGGAAGAGTTTGATTACGAGATGCATAATATCGACCTAAAAGAATAGATAAATAGTTATATGGATAAATTACAAGAAAAAGCCCCAAACGATTTAACAGACTATAGAATAGTTAGGTTAACAGACGGCAGTACATTAGTTGGAAGTATATCTATAGATAAAGACTTTTTACGAATACAAAATCCTTTACAATTAATTACAACCCCAAGAATGACTGCACAAGGACTAAAAGACGATAACACCCTAGCACCTTGGGTACCATTTACAAACGATAAAATGTTTGTTGTTCCAAAAGATAAAGTAATGGTTATTTCAAGAGCTGCAAAAGAATTAGCAAACTATTATGAAGTAATATTGTCAAAGTTACAACATACTAAAATAAAGGCAGCCTACACTCCTCAAGAGATAGAAAAGATGTTAGAGGTTGCTGAAGATTTAGATACTGAGTTAAGAGAACAAGAAGAACAAGAAGAAGCACAATTAGAATATGAAGAACTTGATAATAAGACTATACACTAACTGTCTTATAGCTTAGCTTCTTATCAAGCAGCGACATAGTCGATTATACACACATTCCTAGGATTGTCAAGCAGTAACCAGGAATAAAATTAAATTAAAAAAACTTATAGAAAGGCTTGCATTTAAACACAAAATGTAGTATAATAAAAATTATGAAAAAAGAAGACGAAGAAGTAAAAAAAGTAAAAGAAGTAAAATTAAAACCAAGAGAGAAGCCTCATTATGTAAATAATGCTCAGTTCCTAGAAGCGATGATAGAATATAGGGATAACTGTGAGAAGGCTAAAGAGCAAGGTAAAGAAAAACCGGTAGTTACTAATTATATTGGTGAATGTTTTTTAAAGATTGCTAATCACCTATCTTACAGACCAAATTTTATTAATTATACTTATAGAGATGATATGATTAGTGATGGTATTGAGAACTGTTTACAATATATGTACAATTTCAATCCAGATAAGAGTAAAAATCCATTTGCATATTTTACACAAATAATTTACTATGCATTTATTAGAAGAATACAAAAAGAAAAAAAACAATCAACTATAAAAAATAAACTAATTCATGAATATGGCGCTCATAATATGATGGACCAAATGATTGGTGATGAGGCTCAGTATCAAAGTCAAATGTTAGACTATCTACAAAAAAATACAAAAGAAGATTAAAATACTAATATGAAAATAGCATTGTTAAATGACACCCATTTTGGTGCCAGAAATGATAGTAATATATTTGATGAATACTTTTATAAGTTTTATGACAATGTATTCTTTCCTTATTTAAAAGAGAACAATATAAAAACACTTATTCATTTAGGTGATGTTGTTGATAGAAGAAAATTTATTAACTTTAGAATTGCACACAACTTTAGACATAAGTTTATGCAACGACTATGGGATGAAAAGATAGATACACACATACTCATAGGCAACCACGATATCTATTATCGAAATACAAATAAAGTAAATGCTATTCAATCATTATGTACAGCACCTGATGGCGTGAACGAACCATTTATTTACGAGGATCCTAAAGTTGTAGAGTTTGATGGTTTAAATATTTTGATGATGCCTTGGATTAATCCTGAAAACGAAGCACATTGTTTTGAAATGTTGAACACAGCAAATGCTGATGTATGCATGGGTCATTTTGACTTAAACGGATTTAGAATGATGGACACCGTAGTACAAAGACACGGTTATGATAAATCAATTGTATCACGATTTGAAAAAACTTATAGTGGTCATTTTCATCACAAGAATGACGATGGTCAAGTTTATTATCTAGGCAGTCAATATGAAATGACATGGTCGGATTACAACAATCAAAAAGGTTTTCATGTATTCGATACTGAAACAAGAGAAGTTGAGTTTATAAAGAACCCACATACAATATTTAAAAAACTTGTGTATGATGATACCGATAAAAACTATGATAAGTTTGATATAACAGACTACAATCAAAAGTTTATTAAACTAGTAGTAGCAAACAAAAAAGACCATCAAATGTTTGATAGACTCCTTGATAGATTATACAATGAGATTAGTGTACATGAATTAAAGATAATAGAAGATTATTCTGATTTAAGTCATACGAATGTAAGTGATAATGTAGCAGAAGGTTCTGAAGATACAATCACACTTGTTAATGATTATGTAGACCAGTTACCTGTTGACCTAGACAAAGACAAATTAAAGATTATGATTAAAGAAATGTATGTTGAAGCACAAGATACGGAGGTCAAAGATTGATATTATTTAAAAAAGTAAGATATAAAAACTTTTTAAGTACAGGTCAACAGTTTATAGAAATAGATTTAGACAAAGCAAATACTACATTAGTTGTCGGTGAAAACGGTGCAGGGAAATCTACAATGTTAGACGCCTTATGTTTTGGTTTGTTTCAAAGACCATTTCGTGGGATTAAAAAAGACCAATTAATTAATTCTATTAACGAAAAAGAATGTGTTGTTGAAGTTGAATTTACAGTAGGTCAAAAAGATTATAAGATTATAAGAGGCATCAAACCAAATATATTTGAGATATGGTGTGATGGTGATATGTTAAATCAAGACGCTGCTCAAAGAGATTATCAGAAACATCTAGAACAACAAATATTAAAACTAAACTTTAGGTCATTTACTCAAGTTGTGATACTAGGTAATGCTTCGTTTGTGCCATTTATGCAACTAAGAGCAAGGCATAGGCGACAAGTAGTAGAAGAAATATTAGACATTGAAATATTTTCTAAAATGAACTTGCTGTTTAGAGAGAAACAAAAGAACCAAGATGAGTTAATTAAACAAACAGATTTTAATTTTCAGTTAGTTGATAACAAGATTGAAGATAAAAGAAAATATATTGATGATATTAGTAATCGTAGTAAAGATTTAGCAGACTCTAAAAAGGCAGATTTAGATAAATCTACAATCGATATATCTAACTATGAAGAAGATATAAAACAAGTTAGAGTAGAGATTGCTGAATTACAAAAACTAGTATTAGATGAAACAAAGATAACTGCTAAACATAAGAAGCTTCACAATATGGAAGCAAAGTTAGAGAATACTTGTAACAAACATAAAAAAGATTTAAGTTTCTTTCAGACATACAATGATTGCCCTACTTGTCAACAAGCAATTGATGAAGCATTTAAATCTACAATGATTAGCAAAAAGGCAGAAAAAGTACAAGAGTTAGAAATAGCACTTGGTCAGATAGAAAAAGAAATTAAAACTAGTGATATGAAACTAACCACGATTAATAAAACAATGGTCTTAATCAGAGAAAGAGAGTTATTGATTAATCGTTATGAGACATCTATAGAAGAAATAAAAAAACAAACAATTAGATTAAGTCAAGAGATAACAGAATTACAAGATGAAAAGGTATCTACAGCTGAACAAACTGGTGAGTTAAATCAGTTAGTCAGTCAATCTTCGCAACTAGAAAAAGATAAGTTAGACCAGAAACAAGAAATGATTTACATAGATACCGCTAGACATCTTATGCAAGATACTGGTATCAAAACTAAAATTATAAAACAATATCTACCAATTATGAATCAATTAATTAACAAGAATTTAGCAAGTATGGATTTCTTTGTTAATTTTAGTCTAGATGAAGAATTTAACGAGACAATAAAATCTAGACATAGAGATGAGTTTAACTATCATTCATTTAGTGAGGGTGAAAAGTTAAGAATAGACTTGGCAATACTATTTACATGGCGAGAAATTGCTAAACTTAAAAATTCTACAAATACAAATCTACTTATACTTGATGAAATATTTGATAGTTCACTAGACAGCTCAGGCACAGATGAGTTTATGCGAATACTTCATTATACTTTGAAAAAAGAAAATGTATTTGTCATATCTCACAAAGGCGACACTCTTATAGATAAGTTCCCAAGAGTAATGAAGTTTGAGAAATATAAAAACTTTACAAGGATGGCAGAATAATGGCAGAAAAACTAACACCAGAAAAAATAGAAGAGGCAGTAAGATACTACGAAGATATTACAAGTGGTAAAACTCCTATTCTAGATAAAGACCAAAATTTTAAAAAAGAAGAACCTAAAATTTTAGATAGACAAGCAAGACCAATTAAGGATATGCACAAACATTTAAAGAAAAAGGACCCTAATGCATATCCATTAATACCACCTACAGACCCTAGACTGTTAATGAATATAGCACCTTATACAGATGATATGTTAAAAGTGTTTGAGATAAAAGATAGAAAAGAATTGTCTGATAAAATGTATAAGAGTATGGTTAAATATGGTGGCATAGGCTTATCAGCAAATCAAGTTGGTCTACCATTTCGTATGTTTGTTATGGGAGGACACCCACAGATAGATGATGGCAAAGTAAGAAACTGCTTTAATCCAATTATTAAAGATTTAAGTGAAGAAACAGTTTTAATGAAAGAAGGTTGTTTATCATTCCCATTTTTATTTCTATCAATCAAAAGACCTCAATGGGTAAATGTACAATATACAGATGAGAATGGCAAGACAGTTGACGAATATTTACATGGCATGTCAGCAAGAATATTTCAACATGAAAATGAACACATGAACGGATATGTATTTACTGACCTAGTAGGAAAATTGAAATTAGATAGGGCTAAGAAAGCACAATCTAAATTAGTTAAAGAAACAATTAAAGCACAACAACAAAGATTAAGAAGTGAGGTTTCAAGTAAAAATGTCTAAAATTAGGGGGTACTATGATATCAAGACAGCTCTAAACACCGCCTACCAGGCGGCTATGAGACGGCAAATCCCGTTAAAAATCAAAATTAGTAGAGATATCGTAGAAAGTGTAATAGATGTCGGTAGTGGTTTCTTTTTAGCCATTATATATCAATTAACAGTTTTCCCTTTATTTGACTTACATCCTACGATATTTGAAAACTTCCAAATCGCATTAATATTTACCATATTATCAATGACACGGTCTACCTTATGGCGAAGATTTTTTAGAAAGAGAAATAAATGAAACTAACAAGACCTATAATAAAAGAATTATCACTAGAAGCATACAATGACACTTCAATACTTAATAGTGTGGCTGCAAATCTTGATAATATGGTCTTTAAGAAAGTAAAAACAAAATATGCAAAAGGAGGGTGGGATGCTTTATCTTTACACGGATATGGTAATCACCCTTTAGATATATTAAAACCTGGTGTATTAAAGAGTTCAGTAAACATAGACACTAAATTACAATGGACTACACTATCAGTAATTACAACAATGAAACCTATATTAGGTATGCTTAAAAAACTACCATGTGAGTTCGAGAGAGTTAGATTTATGAGGCTAGAAGCAGGTAAGGTTATTGGTAAACATACAGACAAGATAGACAAAGACATTGGTTTTGATGATGGCGATATAATCAGAATACATATGCCAATTAGAACAAATGACAATGTGGTATTTACTTTATATGAAAATACGAAAGATAAAGATGGTACAGAGTATAATTTAAAGACTGGACATTATTACTATACTGATGTTACAAAAGCTCATGCTGTTCGAAACACCAGTGATATTGATAGAATACATCTGGTTGCTGATTGCTACTCTAATGAAAAGATGAGAGCTTTACTTTCTTAATTAACTATGATATAATATAAATTATGAATCATGCTAAAGAAATAGATTTTGAATCGGTAAAAGAAATCTTTTATCAACACAAAAAGTGGTTTCCTCATATTCGTACAGATTACATGAAACGACAAATTGCACAAGGTAATCTTATATACGATAATGATGTTGTAATTACATATAAGTTTTATAAAAGAAAACAAAAGATTGGTGAAATAATTGCTCAACAAGGCGATTGTATATTACATCAAATAGCAGCTAAACATAAAAATGGTTCAGCAAGTACAGCACTACAAAAGTTCTTTGAGTTTGTAAAACCAAGACGAGTATTTTTAAGTGTTCGTAGTGATAACGAAATAGCAAAGAAATTCTATGTTAAAAATAATATGAAACTAGTCGGCACAACAGCATGGGCAAGTAACACACTACCAGGAGAGGTTTACCTATATGATAGATAACATTCAACAGATACATGATGATTGGAAAACTAAAGGTTTTCCTTATTATCCTAAAAGTAAAGAATGGCGTAATGAGATATTTAATCAACTAGTAAACTATAGACGAGATACACTTATTGATAGAAAGAATAAAGTCATAGGTCAATCAGCACATGGTCTTAATCTTGCATGGTCATATATGGAACATGCATGGGGTATTAAGTGTGGTAAGATGAGAACACCTACAGAGATATGGGAAGATGAAGAACATCTTAAAAAAGGATTAAACAAAATACTATCAGGCACTTTCTTTCAAAAGAAACCTGCTCATATGATTACAGAATCAGATATGCGTTCTATGTTAAGACGATATAGTGGCACTCAAATGGTTTCTAATTTTAGACCTACTGCAGCCGCAGCCTTATATGATGTATTCGTAGATAAAGATAGTCCACTAGAAGGTACAGAAGCAGGTACAGTATGGGATCCAAGTATGGGTTATGGTGGTCGATTACTCGGTGCGATTGCGGCTGGGGTAAACTATATTGGTACTGACCCTTGTATTCCTACTTATAAAGGGTTGTCAGAGATTTGTACAACCTATGGTAACTCACACAACAACTATCATCTTTATAGACAAGGTAGTGAGACATTTATACCAGAAGATGAAAGTCTAGATTTTGTATTTACAAGTCCACCTTACTTTGGTTGGGAAGCATATGGTGATGAGCCAGAACAATCAAGTATTAAGTTTGACACATCTGAAATCTGGAAAGAGAAGTTTCTAAAACAGA